ATATCTTCAAGATGGTATCGGAATCTTACCAGGGAGACAATTACTATCGGTACCCGCGCGTCGACTATGAATTACTTAAGAAATATGGAGAAGGAGTCATCGCTAGCTCCGCATGTCTTGGTGGAGTATACGCTGGAAACTATTGGGAAAATAGGGATGAAGGTGAAGATGCTGTGCTTGAAGCTATGCGAGAGACTACCCGTAATATGGTAGATATCTTTGGCGACAGGTGGTTCGGTGAAATTCAATGGAACAATATTCCAGAGCAACACGAGCTAAACCAGTATGTGATCAAGATGCATGAAGAGTTTGGTATCAATTTGGTATCGACTGCCGATAGTCACTATCCTAATCCCACGGCCTGGAAAGATAGAGAGCTTTACAAGCGCCTAGGCTGGATTGGTCGAAACCGCCCAGAGTGGATGACTGACGAGCTTCCTATCGATGTCGAGGAGATTGGGTATGAGCTATATCCAAAGAACGGCGATCAAATGTGGGAAAGCTATAAGAAGTATTCCGAGGGTTACAATTATGACGATGATGTTGTTTTTAAATCAATAACAAACACCCATTATATTGCGCATGAACTAATTGAAGAGTTTGATCCTGACACGGAAGTCAGATTGCCTGGGTTTGTTGTACCGCCAGACTCAACAGCAGATGAAACTCTACGCAAGTTTTGCTTCGAGGGACTCAAAAGCATGGGTCTATATACCAGAAAGGATTATGTGGAGAGACTTGAAACAGAGATCGACGTAATTGAAGACAGAGGATTTAGCAAGTACTTTTTGACAATGAAGGCGGTTGCTGACAAATCAAATGAAGTTATGCTCACAGGTCCTGGTCGAGGCTCTGCGGCTGGTTCTCTTGTTGCTTATGTGCTGGGGATTACACAAGTTGACCCGATAAAGTATGGACTTCTATTTGAGAGATTCCTTCGCAAAGATGCCACAGACTATCCGGATATTGACTTTGATGTTGCTGAGCCAATGGAGATTAAAGAGTATTTGATGGAAGAGTGGGGCAGAACAACAGTTGTCCCGATCTCTAACTTTAACACTCTACAGCTTCGTTCTCTTATTAAAGATATTTCAAAGTTTTACAACGTTCCGTTTGTCGAGGCCAACTCGGTAACTTCTAGAATGATTCATGAGGCCACGCCCATGGCCAAACAACGCCATGGGATTAAATCTGGTGTTTATGTTCCGACATTTGAAGAAGTCATGGAATTTTCAGTAAGCTTGCAGAGCTTCTTTAATAAGTATCCTGATATCAAGACACACGTTGAAGCTTTGTATGGGCAGGTCCGTGCAGTCAGCAGGCATGCCGGTGGCGTTGTTATTGGAGAGGAATTGGATAGGCACATGCCTCTTATCCAGTCAGGTGGTGTCTTGCAGACTCCATGGTCAGAAGGCCAGAACGTCAGGCACCTTGAGCCTCTCGGTTTTATTAAGTTTGATGTTTTAGGTCTTTCGACTCTTCGCATGATCGAGGGCGCAATCGGACATATCCTAACGAGGCATCATGGTGTAGAATCTCCAACCTTTGAGCAGATCAAGAAGTTCTATAACGAGAAGCTTCACCCAGATGTCTTAGACCTTAATGATAATGATATCTACAAGAATATCTTTCAAGCAGGAAAGTTCGCAGGAATATTCCAGTTTACTCAAAAAGGAGCACAAAACTTCTGTAAGCGCGCTGAGCCAGATAACATTATTGACCTTTCTGCAATCACGAGTATCTACAGGCCAGGACCTTTGGGTGCTGATGTTGACAAGCTTTATGTGAGAGCGAAGAAAAGCCCAGAAGATATCAGCTATGTTCACCCGATTGTAGAGCAGGTTACGAAGGAAACTTACGGCTTCCTTATTTTCCAAGAGCAGATCGCTATATTGGCTCACAAGCTTGGAAAAGATATTTCTCTTGACGAAGCTAATCTTCTGCGCAAGTTGCTTACAAAGAAAGGTACCGGCAAGGGCGCACGAGATAAGAGAAAGATTGAGACAAAGTTTGTTGAGGGATGTAAAGAAAAGGGAATCGACGAGACAACAGCAAATCAGCTATGGCAGAAGTTCGAATACTTCTCCGGATATGGCTTCAACAAGTCTCATGCTGTTTCTTATAGTATTCTTAGCGTGCAATGCGCATGGCTTCTAAATTACTATCCTGCGGAATGGATGGCTGCTTTCCTTGACAAAGAGCCTGAAGGAAGAAAGGAAGAAGCTATCAATATCGCCAAGCAGGCTGGTTTTGATATTAGAGATCTAGATGTTAATACTTCTGGAGTTCAGTGGGAAATCAGCGAAGATGGAACAACTCTTATCCAACCTTTGACTTCTATTAAAGGATTGGGAGATTCAGCTACAGAGCAGATTCTTAAGAATCGCCCTTTTAATGATATAGATGATTTTCTATTTAACGAGAACGTTGTTTATTCTAAGTTAAACAAAAAAGCATTGGACGTTCTATGTCGTTCGGGAGCTTTAGATTCATTTATCGACGATAGATTTACAGGGGCCAAACACTTTTGGACTTCTGTCGCAGTCGAGAGACCAAAGAATCCAAAGAAGTTTAAAGAAAATATAGAAGAGTACGCTCCAGAAGGTAATTTTACAGAAGAAGAGAAGATTGAATATATTTCTTCACTAACTGGCATTTTTCCTATTGACATGGTGGTCGATAAAGATGTACAATCTAAGTTGAATGATTATTGTGTTCCTCCTATTGGAGAGTGGGATAACGAGCTGGGCGTTGCCTGGTTTATTCCGAGAGAAGTAATCAAGAAAAAAACAAAGAACGGAAAGCTTTATTGGATTGTTAGGGTGATTGACGCAACTTCAACGATGACAAGTATTAAATGTTGGGGCGTTAGAGATACTGACCAGCTACACTTAAACAGGCCATACATGGGCAAGCTTGACTATAGCGAGCAGTGGGGCTTTTCAACGAGGTCAATGTACCACAACTTCAGGTTATTGGGATAATGGGAAGCTTAAAAAGAAAGATGGCTCGCAGTAAACAAAAGAGAGCCAAAAAAGATCTAAAACAAAAGATAGGTTTGTTCGATAAGCTTGGAGACGAATGCTTAACTTGCCAGAAACCTTTTGACAAAACTTCAAAGGAACACGCACAAAGTTGGTTTGTAGCTGTTAGGAAGCAAGAGGGCAAAGTTAATTTATATTGTCCAGAGTGTTGGAACAAAGCACAAGAGATCATTAAAGACTACGGAGAAAAACTTAATGAAAGAAAGAATTAAAAGATTTTTATCAGACTTATGGTATTGCTTGGTAATTGTTACACTAATAGCAGTATTATCTGTGCCGCTCGTATTGCCATTAGTAACCGCGTTCCATCCGCTACTTGTTGTGCCATACTATGGAACCCTGTGGTGGATTGCAGGAATGCATTTCTTAACAAGAAAGCATCTTTCAATAAAAAAAAGAAAGAAGTGTTGCCCGTCAAAAAAATCAGTAAAGGAGTTTCATGATGATTTTGGAGTATAGACTACGTGAAGGCGCTAAGAAGCCGGATAGAGCTAATCCTAGCGATGCTGGGCTAGATGTGTTTTATTGCCCTAAAGATCCTAGCGTGTCAGCGGTTACGATCAATCCAGGCGAGAATCACCTTTTGCCAACTGGCCTAAGTTTCGGTATCCCACACGGATATATGCTACAAGTCTGTAATCGTTCTAGTATGGGAGCAAAGAAGTCTCTAGTTGTTGGCGCACATATTGTTGATAGCGGATACGATGGAGAAGTTTTCATTGATCTACATAATATAGGAAAAGAAACACAACACGTCGTAACAGGAGATAAGATAGCTCAGTTAGTTTTAGTTCCTGTTGTGCATTTTCGTGCTAAAAGTGTTGACGATGAATCAGATGGCTTGTATGAAACACCCATAACTATATCGGGCAGAGGAGCCGGAGCTTTGGGTTCAACAAACAGTAAAACAAGTAAATCAGCCGTCGATGATGCAAAATTGACAGAAGTATTAAAAGACTGGCTGCCAAACGGTTTTTGATATGAAAAAGAAAGAGACAGTAGATCATCCAGATCATTATAATAAAGGTATTGAAGTGATAGATTTTATAGATTCCTGGGATATGGATTTCAATACTGGAAATGCTATCAAGTATTTGTCGCGACACAAATATAAAAATAAACCGCTAGAAGATTTACAAAAAGCCAAGTGGTATATTGAGAGATTAATAGATAACCTAGAGAAGAGCAACAATGAATAACTTTGATATTAAAGATTCTTTATCTTTTGATGATGTATTGTTAACACCAAAATATAGTGACATCACGAGCAGAAGCCAAGTAGATGTTTCAAACTACCTAGATGACGAACTGCTTTTTGATTTTCCTATAATATCTAGCCCGATGGATACGGTCACGGAAGATCGTATGGCAATTGCAATGGCTAACGCCGGCGGCTTTGGGGTAGTACATAGATACAACACCATTGAGGAACAGGCCAATATCTTATCTAAGATTGAGGGTACTCGCGCTGCAGCTATCGGCATGACTGGAGATTGCATCGAGAGAGCTACGCATTTATATAACACTTGTAATGTAGATATACTTTGTGTTGATGTAGCACACGGCCATCATTCCATGATGAAGAGCTGTCTCCTAGAACTTAAACAAAGGTTTGGGGATGATGTACACATTATGGCCGGCAACGTCGCAACCCTTGAGGCCTTCGACGCTCTTTCTTCTTGGGGTGCAGATAGTATTAGGGTTGGTATCGGCGGCGGCAGTATATGCTCGACCAGACTTGTATCAGGCCATGGCGTACCCACTTTTCAAAGTCTTTTGGATTGTTCGCAGACTACTTATGACACCACAATAATCGCAGATGGAGGGATAAAGACCTCTGGCGACGTGGTTAAAGCTTTTGCTGCAGGCGCAGACTTTGTTATGGTCGGCTCACTTCTGTCAGCAACCAGCGAAACACCAGGAGAGGTATTTAATAGTGCAGAGGGTAAACAATACAAGGTTTATCGTGGCATGGCTTCGTCAGCAGCGCAAAAAGACTGGAGAGGTAAGTCCTCCTCCCCAGAAGGAATCTCAACCACGATCCCATACAAAGGAAAAACGCATAATATCTTGAGAGATCTCAAGGGCGGCGTGCAGAGCGGGTTTTCTTATTCCGGAGCAAGAAGTTTCGAAGAATTCCAAGCTAAATCTTCTTTTATCAAACAAACTAGTGCAGGACAATCAGAGAGCTTCACACACATCTTGACGAGAAAGAAGTGATGCCCAAAGAGAAGCCTCCGATACCTGATCCTAGACAAAGAAAAAAGATCACTTTTTATGAAAATGAAAAGACACAAGCTGATCTGAGGATAAGACTGAAGTACGATAACATGAATCAGTCGGAGTTTTTTAGAGCTTTGATATCTGGATATTTGAGCCAGGATGATCGTATTATAAGTTTCCTAGAAGAATATAAAGAAAAGTATGAAATCCAAGGAAAGCCAAAAAGAAGAAAGTCGAGAATCTTAAGACAAAAAGGTAAGGAAACAGAAACAAAGTTTGCGCTCGATGAAGATATGATAGAAAGTATATTTGATTTAATAGAAAAGGAACACCCAGAGCTATGAAGTGCTTAGAAGATTGCCGGATTAAAAACTTGCCATGCAAACAAAAAGATTGCAGGTTATGGATAGATTATAAAAAAGATTTAAATTGTATACACGAGGCAACTAAAAAGAATGGGCCGATGACTTTAAGAGAGACCGCCAAAAGATTGAACATTAGTTTTGTCAGGGTCAAACAGATCGAAGACGAAGCAAAGAGAAAACTACATAGAATTCTTAAAAAATAAATTGCATTTAAACATTTATAACACTATTTATTTTAGAAACGACTACTTTAACGAGGAGAAGTCATAATGAAGAAGCGTTTACTTAACGAAACAGCTGTTCGCAAAATGATGAAGTTAGCGAATATCGAAGCACTCACAGAAAATTTTCTTGATGAGACAAATGAGTTGGAAGAAACTCAAGAAGTTAACGAAGAAGAAGTTAACGAAGAGGAAGTTACCGAGGATGTAGCAGAAGAAGGCATGGGCGCTGTCTATGATAGAGACGACGAGCCTATGGACGATGATGCTCCCATGGATGACCTACCGCTAGACGACGAGCCTATGGGCGACGACGCCGAGGCAGACGCAGGCCCAACAGTATCAATTGATGTTGAGAAGTTGGTTTCTGATATTGTTGCTGCCCTCAACGCTCAGGGTGCAGACGTATCAGTCGACGACGGTGCTCCTGCGGATGATGCGCCTCTAGATGATGCTCCCATGGATGACGCTCCCATGGATGACGCTCCTCTAGGCGACGATCCTATGGAAGAAGAGTTTGTTGCAGAAG